GAAAAGGGCATCAAAGCATATCGCAGGGCTAATCCCGGCTCCAAACTGCAGGGCGCTGTTACTGGCAAAGTAAAGGCTGGTAGTAAAGCTGCGAAGAGACGTAAGTCCTTCTGCGCTCGCTCTGCAGGACAGATGAAGAAGTTTCCCAAGGCGGCTAAAGACCCGAATAGCCGTCTGCGTCAGGCTAGAAAACGTTGGAAGTGCTAGCCCAACCTTAGTAGTAGAGTAGTATGGCTTATTTAGCCTCGAACATCCCACACTTTAAGTGCTGGGTGCGTAAAGAGTTTACACATAATCACGTAGAGTATGAAGGCGAGTACCTTCATGCGCTAGCCATAGCAGTAAACACGATACCGGACAGGTGCCTTAGTTTTAACGTAGTGTTTACTGGCTGTGAAGAAGAAGAGAACATTCACGGCGGGGCTATGTGGGCTAGAATGCCCATCACAGCATTAGTCGCTGATAGTATTCTTGAAGAGTGGCCTCAGAAGATGCCCACTCACTTTGCACAACCTTGGGACTGCTCCTCCAGAAACCACGCAGTCTTTAGCATGGACCGAGTATCGTCTAGCCCTTGGATGTGTAAGATAGGGGGAGAGTTTTATACAGGTCGGTACATGTTCACTGTGGACTATACCGACAGTCATATTTCAGACGACCCAGCGCAGCACAAACAATCACATGTGCTAGAGCTAATAGACGCAGGAGAGTTTACAGGGAATATAGTTGCTCTCCCCAACAACAGGGTACGGGTTACAAATCCTGCTTTGTGGGTTACAGGCGAAGGTCCACCGGACTTCGTGCCTAGCCAACACATACACAGCGCAGAGATTAACGATAGCTACATGGACCCTAGCATTACATTTGATAACTTATACGCAAAGGATTAGAACCAATGGCTGGTAGAAAGAAGACTAAATACATGGCTAAAGGCGGCAAGACCACCAAGGGCATGGCTAGAGGCGGTGCTATGAAAAAAAGCAAAGGCATGGCTAAGGGTGGCGCTATGAAGAAAACCACCAAGGGCATGGCTAAAGGCGGTGCCGCAAAGAAAACTACTAAGGGAATGGCTCGTGGCGGAATGGCGCGTGGAATGGGTATGAATGCTCGTGACGTAGACATGATGGCGCGTGGCATGAGAATGATGGCAAACGGCGGTAAAGTAACCGCTGCACAAAAGAAAAAGCTTCCGCCTAAGCTTGTAAAGATTCTTGAGCAGAAAAACAGCAACAAGAAAGCTTGATGTAATGCCAGCAAAAAAAGCAAAGCCAAAGGCAAAAAAAAGTAGCAAGTCTCCTACGCCTAAGAACAAAGCTCTGTACGCAAGGGTGAAGGCAGAGGCTAAACGCAAGTTCAAAGTCTATCCCAGCGCATACGCAAACGCTTGGTTAGTCCGCACGTACAAGAAACGAGGCGGGACTTACTAATGAGCCTCAAGGAGTGGTTCGGCAAAGGCCCCAAAGGGGACTGGGTAGACATTGGTGCGCCAAAGAAAGGCGGCAAGTTTCAGGCTTGCGGTCGTTCTTCTGCATCTAAATCTAAACGTGCCTATCCCAAGTGTGTGCCGCGCTCCAAAGCTAAGTCTATGACGGCAGCGGAAAGAAAGAGCGCCGTTGCTCGTAAAAGGGCCAAGCCGCAAGGCGTCGGCGGTAAGCCGACGAACGTCGCCACGATGAAGAGGAAGAAGTCAGTGAAAAAGAAAAAGATGCAAATGGGAGGCACGGTGGGCAACCCGGATATGTCTGCAGCTATGGGCGCAGGCACAATGCAGCAAACTCCCGGCCAGACTTACATGAAGAAAGATAAAGGCGATCTTATGTCAGGTATGTATGGCGGAGGTATTGTTTCTGGTATAAAAAATATTAAAAAAGAATACGCAATGGGTGGAGGAGTACGCAAAGTACGTTACTGATGGCGGAAGGTCTTCTACCCACTAAAAACAAGAAAAAACGCCAGCTAACAGAAAAACAGCTTGCGTATCTTGATGCACTTATGGATAATGGTGGTAACAACGCTGCAGCTTTACGTGTAGCAGGCTACTGTGAAACCACTGGTAAAGCAGTTATGAACTCTCTAGCCGATGAGATTGTAGAGAGGGCAAAGAATATGTTAGCCGCTAACTCTGTAAAAGCAGCGGCAGGTCTGGTAAACGCACTAGACGATGACGGAACTATCCCACGCGCTGAACAACGTATCAAAGCAGCAGAGTCTATTCTAAATCGAGTAGGGGTAGGTAAGCACGATAAGGTTGAACATAATGTTACTGCTTTACACGGAGTGGTTCTTCTTCCGGCGAAGTCGGGGCAAGTGGACCCTGTTATCATAGATCATGAATAAAATTTACGTAGAAGTTACACTATCACGAACCAGAAAACCCTTGAGCTACCCCTGCTACATTCGTGGTAAGGGTACGTTTTACAAAAGCACTGAGATAAAACTTACAGAAGATTTTATGACACGCGCTTTTGCAATTGACCGTGGAATTATTCCTAGCAACCAAGAAGCATACGAATGGTGATTTGTTATGGCTGATAGACAAAAACAGCAAGCAAGGGAAGCCGTCCGTATAATCAGAGATGGACTCAAGTATCAGATTGATAAGTCTGAGAAGTTGAAAGAGCCAGCTTTTACCATCAGTTCGCGGGACTTTGGTATTACCAACCCTAATATAAGAAAAGATATAACCGAAAAGCAAGCAGCAAAAGGTATTATGACTGCTGGTTATATAGTTGCAGATTACTATCTTAATCCTGAAAAGTATTCTGCCAGAGCTTTGAAGGATAAAGCATCCAGAGAAGTGTTAAAACAGGCTGGAGACCGGGGCGTGGCTTATGTTAATTCGCTGATGCCACCGGGGCTACCAAAGCTCGATCTTGATTTTAGGGGCATGAACTTTGATGAGGTGAGGCGCGGAGGACGACCCACCATAGGGGTGGAATATAAAAGACCTATTGAGCTTTTTGATGGAAGAGCAAGAGGGACAGCGGGTCTTAGAGTCAAACGCGATCCAAGTGGTGAAACCTTTGTTGGGGGAAATGTAAGATTAAAGTTTGCAAAGGGAGGCAAAGTTAAACAGTACGCAAAAGGCGGTGGAGTTCGTAAACCGAAATTAAAGTAATGGCAACAAAAAAGAGAAAGACAGCGGGAAATACCAAGATAGTATTTCATAAAGGTAAAACACTTGGACGATTTAGATCACCAGAGCGAAGGCACAAAAAGAACATCCGAAGAAAGCCCCCTGCCTTTGGTTGATAAGGCTGATGTAAGAGAAGAGCCTGTCAAGCGCAAGCGTGGTCGTCCCAAGTTAGCCGAGGGCGAGAAGGGTAACTATCGTCTCTCTGCAAAGGAAAGAGCGAGACGGGCTTCTGCCGCTGCGGTTCGCAACGCGGACAGGGCAAAGAAGAAAGCACAGAAGAAAGCATCTAAGGCCAAAGAGAAGAAAGACAGCATCAAGAAAGTTGAACAGGCTTTGTTCAACAAAAACGGTGCTAAGGTCATTGAAGATACCACACTACAGAATGTACCAAAACCCGTAAGGGAGTTAGTAGAGGATGAAGCAGAGGTTATCTTCAAACCAAATGAAGGGCCGCAGACTGACTTTTTGGCAAGCCCTGAAAGGGACGTTTTTTATGGCGGCGCTGCTGGCGGCGGCAAGTCTTATGCTCTTCTTGCTGATCTGCTTCGTTACTGTGGCAACCCCAATCATCGCGCCCTTATTATTCGTCGTACTTTGGATGAACTTACAGAACTGGTTGATAAAAGCAAACAACTCTATCCAAAAGCTTTTCCCGGTGCCGTATTCAGAGAGTCCAAGGCCATGTGGCAATTCCCGTCCGGGGCTACGGCATGGTTCTCTTACCTCGACAAAGACAAGGACGTAACACGCTACCAAGGTCAGGCTTTTACTTGGATTGGTATTGACGAGATAACGCACTACCCAACTCCCTACGTGTGGGAGTATCTGCGCTCCAGACTTCGTACAACGGACCCGCAGATTGACGCATATATGCGCTGCACAGGAAACCCCGGAGGGGTAGGTGGCTGGTGGGTCAAGAAGATGTATATCGACGCTGCACCGCCTAACA